GTCACAAAGAGATCCATCGAATCATGAATAGATTCGGCACTTCAGAGGGTTTATCCCAATCTGAATCGGAAGTGTTAACAACGTTAACCTCCCATGGCGGGTTTGCCTTCAAACCCGGCTTCAGTGAGTTTGTTGTACATACTCACTCTGTTCCACTTGCATCTGCGGTGGATTTGCACTACCTCAAGACTGAGGGAGTACGTAGCCTGTTTCATGGTTATGAAGCAGGTAACAAGGGCGACGAATGCCCTAAACGCGCTTGTATGTATGTTACAAAGCGCGGCCATCGGTCACATGAAAATGTGCCGAGGAACTGTCCATGCAAAGATTTGCAAGGACCCGACGGTGGCCCGCTAAAGCCCCGTTGTTTCCTAGCGTACGTAAGATCGCTAGGCCGCCTCCTCGTGACTGAACACGAGGAGCTCGAATACATGGACCCTTCAAGGATCATGTTCTGTCAAACACACGTTTCGTTGTTTGATAATAAGTATCCCGGGTGGTTTCGGGACGAACTTAATGTTACGGGCTGGCAGCACGTGACTGAAGACTATCTCATTGCTAGTCTCAACGCTCTGTACTGGTACAGAACGTACTCCGGCATACTTAAGCTGGATACTCTTATCCGTAGTGGATTGGAGAAACTCGGCCTTCGCCGGGTTCGCCATGCGATAACGCAGGCTATTCACACCATCAATGGTGTGATCATCAAAAAGTTCATGGCTTTTTGCCCTGAGTCCATAAGGTACCAGGATTACGCGAAACAAACCGCGTATCTCTTCCGAGATTTGTACTCGGATTATACACACCCATTGGAATTTTCCAAGGGTGAGCTAGTCGAACCAGACGGTTTGACTTATTCAGAACTGAAGTCATTTCTGAACACTGTGAAAGAAAGCTTTCACGGAGCCTCCTATGAGCGTAGGAAGCAATGGCTGGATTTCAATTTCCAGTCGAAATCGCTGAGACGCATGTTCAGCGAGATTAGCCGGGTCAAAGCCCTGGCTGAGTCTAAACTCCAAAGTGGAGAAGACTATACGGAAAGTCCTGCATGGATATTCCGCTGCACTACGCTGTGTCAAACGCGTGTGCTTGGTTACCTTCCCGATTGTATCGCGGAGGTGAAAAGGAGACAATTCAGAAAGAATGTCTCTCGTCCACGGGAAATGCCTCCTGTGGAAAACCTTAGACTGATTGAAGTTGCAGTCAAGGATGAGCTCTCAAGGGCAAAAGTGCCCCGAGACTTTATGGAGAAATCGATACATACCGATTCTCTTGCTCGTGACCGCTTTCAAGAAGCGATGTCTGCGATTGAGCTCCCCCTCAAGGGAGCTGCCTCGGTCGATAGTTTCGTCCGAGAAGGCGGGAAGATAGAAGACGCCCGCCAAGTTATCAACATAGCGATTGATAACTCATGGAAAATCCCTGTTAGGGATCTCCACGACCACGAAGTCATAGAGACTTTCGTGGTGAAACCCGGTGATGGAAGCACAGCATCGGATTATGTGAGACCCTTATTCTGGATCTCATATACTGTCATTCTTAATTGGTTTGTTAAGAAAGGCTTTATCAGTGAGGAGTTATACTACCCACTGAATGATGGGCCAAGGGAGTATCTCCCTGACCCAATGCGCGCTAGTATAGTTCATATTAGCGAGCCCGGTAAGGAAAGGAATTTAACCAAGTCCACCGGTTTTCTGGCGTGGTTTCTAACACCCGCGTCAAAGATTACTCAGGATACCCTAGCAGGGTTGCCTGAGCACGCCGCCGGGCTAACAGCTTCGGGGCATGAATGGAGACACCAAAAACGGATCTCCTCACTGTCGGATGAATCACACTTCATGTACGACATTCGCACGGGGCGCCTAAACCCTCGTGTAATCCAGTCCTTCAAAGACTGGACGGAGTCTACCGATTTTATCGGTAAACTAGTAGGCTGGGCGCATTTATCCAGTCTGTTTTCGTATATCTCCTTTCCGGAGGGATACGGTCGCTTGATTGCACATGCAATCTTGGAACCACAACCCGTCAAAGAGGTTGTGTCACTCAAGAACCTTGAAGAGGATCTTGAATACGAGCCCGTCCAGTGGACAGGCTTTATCAATGAGGGTTTCATGATGGGAAACCCCATGACTAAGACGATTCTTCATCTTATTCACGTGTCAGAGCGAGCTGTGACACGAGGTATCCTGGAGCGTGTTGGCATCCGGGAAGGTCCGAGAGCCCCGTATCGGGGTCTTGGTGATCCTGTCAAATTAGACAGGAAGGTCACTACCGGGAATGGTTCGGTAGCGAGAGTCCGAGGTTAGATTACCACGGAGAAAATCCCTCTTCAATTGCTGAAGGTGGGTCGTAGCTGGCGAAGTCGCACTTATACTACGAAAA